TACGAAGGTTGTGGAGGCGGAGGCGGAGGATCTTCGACTACCGGTGGGTCAGGTGTGTCATCTTCGGGTTGTCCTTCAAGTAGGTCGTCAAGGGAATCCATTTCGTCGGATGATTCCGTTTGCTCTTCGCCTTCTCCCAGCGTCGTTTCTGTATCCGATTCATCACCATCATCTTGATCTTGGTCCTCGGTTTCATCGCTGTGAGTTTCGTTGGTATCGCCTTCGTCGGCATCGGATTCGTCCTCGTCGTCTTCTTCTTCAGTGTTCCACTCAGGCAGCGTCGCGTCAGGGATGTCAAGGTCATCGTCTTCTTCCCACCAGATTTCTCCGTCGTCGTCTGGTATCAGCCAATCAGGCATCGTCATATCAGGTGGATCTATATTGGGGGTATGCGTGTCGTCCTCTGGGTCTTCGGGCCATTCCTCGATTGGTGGCAACGGATCTTCGATAACGATTAACACTTCGTCGTCTTCTTCAACGATCACGATTTCGACTACGAACCCGTCATCACCCCACTCACCTTCGATACGGTCGGGTAGCTCATCGATCCGATCTTCGGTACGTGTGATGAGTTCCTCCATTTCTTCGATAAATGTGTCGTCAACAATCGCGGCGAGGAAACTGTCGTCGCCTTCTTCTTCGACCCATTCAACAAAGTCGTCTGATTCGACCCATACCCAGTCATCGTCTTCTTCGTGCCAGTCTTCTTCCCAAACTTCTTCATCCCAGAAGTCGTCTTCAAGGTCAAGGATGAACGGTTCGCCCTCACTCTCATCTGGTGCTACGAACCAGTCGTCTTGTTGTTCAGGGTCGGCTTCTAGGCGTTCTTCCACCAACTCTCGTAACTCAGCCACAATCGTCGCAGGACGCGCCTCAATTTCTTCAACAACCAGTTCAACTTCGCCCTCCTCATCGATTTCGATGACGATTTCTTCAGGTGCTTCACTGTCCTCGGTTTGGATGATTTCGATCTCTGCTACCTGTTCACCGTCGTCAGTTGCGATTGAGAGCATGATCTGTGGCGCTGTAACGGGTTCGGGTGATTCTGGGGTATTGTCACCCGTGTCTGGTGTTTCGCTGCTGTCAGGCGTTCCTACAGGCGCTGGTGGGGGCGTGAACTGGAACGCTAGTTCTTGGTCGTCTTGGATTGTGACGCTCACCGCCACGTTCTGGTCGGCTATGTCGATAGCGGCTTCTTCAAGGTCGTTGACTTCGTAGCCTGCGTCTTCGCTGACGGCGAGCACGGGTTCATCGTCCGCTTCGTCTGTTACGTCGGCGATCGATGTTTCAACCCGTGCCGCTGCCCCATCCTGAGCAACAAAGATCGATACGGCCCCAGTTTCTTCCACTGAGGAACCGTCCTCATTGACAGCCTGAGGGCCAACCGTCGCAACATCCGCCGTGTAGTTCTCCACAGAAGCAGGCAACAGGATCATTACCGGATCAGCCGTGTTCGATGTCGCTATATACCGATAAACAGAACCCGGGATTTCGTTGACGAGTTCACCGTCAAACACACCAAGCCGGTTCCCTTGATCATCGGTGACCTGTAAAGCAAGCTGCGTATCGTTCGACCCTGCCGCTGTGAGTAGCGTCATCGATTTCGTGCCGTCAGGTTGAGGGCAGAACGCACAAGCAAACGGTGGTTGCCGTGAAGCCATCGGTGTCAGTTCAAGTGTTCCTGTGCTGCCCGTCCATGCAGAGGCTGTTTCTGTTGGGTTTGTTGCAGCTAGCGCATAGGTCCACACGTTGTCCACAACATCGATCCAGCGTGTCTCGTTAGGCCAGTTAGAATCGTAAATGTAAATACGGGAACCGCCGTCCACCGCTTCAACTGCGTAAGGAGTTACAGCGTGCCCACCTTCCGCAGAATACAAACCAAGCGTGTAACCAGCGCTCGTAAGCGGATTAGCAAAGTCGTCGGCAAGCGTTGCGACGATTTCACTAGGGCTTTGTTCTCGATAAAACGCTGCGGCAGCTTGCGTCTCCGAGGCGAACTGTGTAACAAACCAGAACGCCAACTCTGCGGCCACACGAGGGTCGCCTTGCTCCAACGCAGCAACAAGCGCTTCCTGCCCTAGCAAGCTCGTTGTCGCACCCTCCTGATATAAGCGTAGGGACAGGACAGCGAACCCTTCACAAAGCCCACCGGCCATCGCCCTGTTTGCTTGATCAATCAACTGCAAGATCACGGGCTGAGGTGTGCATTCATCATCAGCGCTCACCGACGCGCAAACCTGAGCATCTCCATACAAGCGGCGAGCAAGGTTCACAGTTAAAGCAGCAGGAGCGTTTCCGCCTCCGTAGTTAGCGAAACCGAACCCGTCATCGTTTGGTTGATAATCCAATGTGACTACTTGGCTAACTTCCAACCCAGTTTCCACTGGCGGTGTTGTGTCAACCGTGATCGCTTGCGCTGTTTGTTGCGTACTCGTTTCAGGACGCGGCGAAGTTCCACCGCTGCAACCGGTTACTAAGACTGCTGCCCCAAGCAGGGCACCTATGACACGGCTTAACGCCGTCGCCTTCTTTGTTGCCAAATGACTGCTCCACAGATCAGAGCGCCAAGGATTACGAAAACCAATGCTGCGGTCATGCTGCCGCCCGGAGCGTCGCCCAAGTTCAGTGAAAAGTTTTTCGTATCGCCGCCAAGCAAATTGTTCGATGACTCTAACTCAGCGACACGTTCAGTTAATTGTTCCATTTGCCAGTCAGCCGCTGCTGTGTCATCCGCATTCGACTTCAAGAAACCGAAGCCACCACCTAACACTGCTGGTAACCCAGCGATCCAAGCGATGTTGTCCATGACCGACTGAAGCGCCGCTCTGAACTTAGATACAGCTTGCTCGGCTTTGTCTACTGCTGCCTGAGCACGTTCTGTTACTGACGTAGCTGTGCCTTCGACTTCATCGGCTATGGCTCTAATCTTGGCAACCAAATCATCGGCGTCCGACATGGATCTCTCCTGCTTCGGACACTGAAGGTCACTACTACATCGTCAAGACTAGCCTACGGGTATGACAATAAGCTGCGTCTGGTGTTGCGAAACCATGAAACATGAAGCTGATTGCCCTGCGCTCTACGGTTCACTTGGATGCGATAACTCCTTAGTGGACAGCTTGGTTCGTATTTCCCCAAGCAGATCCTCGATAGTTCGCCCAAGCGCCGAACAATACTTTGCTGGCGTTCCGTTGATAGCGGACGCCTGAGCTTCTGCCGCAGCGGAATCAGCTTGGTTAGCGATTCGGCTAAGAGTTTCCGATAATGATGACATGAGTTCCTCCTGTTTGGCTCGACGCGATTCGGGTCAGCGGAGCCGTTCAGTTGTTTGAATCAGGTTAGCACCCGTCCGACATTCGGTAAATACGCGTGATCCCACACTGCGCTCTATTGAGCGAGCCGTCATCGTTGGCTCGGGGAAGCGTCATAAACTCGAAATCAGCAGCGAACTCAGCGAAAGTTCCGTTAGCTAGATTTCTCCAGCCCTGAAACTGGACACTGAACTGGCTTTGCATAGGTTTCTTACCCCAAGGGAAATCCCATACCCGGTAGTAGTGGCGGTAGCGCTTACCGCTCCGGTCGGTCCGGGTCATTTCGAGCCAGTCAAGTTCGTTGACTAGCGTTGATGGGGGTAACGCTACGAGCAGGCCGTCTTCAGTGAGCTTCTCAAAGATATTCATCAGACCGCCCCTTCTGTTATCCAGCCGAGTAGCTGTTGGGCGTATGCTTTGGCTTCGCGATAGGTCTTGAATTCAAAGTCGGTTAGTTCGGGTGCGTAGTAGCCGTTGTTCCTTACGATTTCGACTGCCCAAGTTCCGATGCGCCAATCAGCGAAGCAGCGATGAATGTCCATCTTAGTGATTTGCAACTCGTAAGCAGATTGCATGTACGTCTCGTCACCGAATGTCTTTTCGGTTTCTTCGCCGCTGGTGAGGATGTAGTTACCCGGACCGGATTTGGTGATTTTTGTGGTTGCTGTCATAGTAATAACTATACGGTGTAGGGACACCCCTTGCAACCTTATTTGTCACATTTGTTGAAATATTTTAGATAGCAGGAAACTGAGGCGAACGCAGCCCCAAACCCGAAACCCGAGAACTAGTCGGCAACGGAGTCCCATACATATTCGGGGCAGGCAACATCCGCACCACACAACGACAATTCGGATGCGCTGGCGGTGAAGGGCCAGTCCAACCATTACCGGCAAGAAACAAACCCCCACGAAGCGGCTGCGTCTGCCCATTCAACGGAACACAAACCTCACAAACATCAAACCGAGACGTAGACCACTGCTTACGTGCCGTCGCCGGATTCACTAAACCCTGATTAGCTGCCTGCTCCATTGCTTCAAGGCGACCAAAGTTTGAGGCACGCATAATCTCGGTACGTGCGATCGTGCGTGCTCTTGATCGCCGTAAACGTGCGCCGTACGTGTTGATTCGCTGCCTCAATGTTGAGAGCGTGGCGTTCGGGTTAGCTTCCATCAGTTTCTCGGCCCGATGATAAACAGCAACTGCGTATCGCTCAGTCAAACCATTCGTAGCGGAACCAAACAAATCAAACAGCGCACGCCTCGGCGCAACATTCGGGGCGATGCTGTCTTGCAGCAACACGATCAACGGTTTGGTTGTCTGCCCACGCGTCAACCCATCAGTGAACGACGACAGGATAACTTGCTGCACACCAACCTGAGTTGAGGTTGTCAAGTCCCTAATCATTTTGATTGAGTTCTGTGCTGCGTATTGCGTTGCCGTTGGGCTTGCTTCATTGAAAGCGTAACTCTGGTAAATGGTTCGGGTGCTGCCGTCCGCTTGTTCAATCGGAAAGCCGATCTTCACTTCTTTAGTGAGGCTCTCCCACTCAGCTTTCACGTCACGCCCAATCTCGTTGAACATTGAGTTGCCTGACTGGTTGATCTGGTTCTGCAAAATAGTTTGCAGTGGCTGTTCATACGCAGCGAAATGAACCGCTAACGCTAACCCAGATGTGCCGCCTCCCGGATCAACCCACATCTGTTCGATTGCTTCCTCAGGCACAGAAGCCCAAGCCTCATCCATGAGATCAACAACTTGTTTCTCGAACTTGTTGAGCCTTGGTTTTCCGGCTGGCCTGAATCCGGGCTGGCTCCT